CTCCTGTGGTGTACCTTCTACTTTTTCAAGTAGTTCCTGCTCAACTTCTTGAACAGATTTTTCTTCTGCGCCATCTAAGGCTCTTACTTTTAATTCCATTTGATTTAATTTTTACAAAGTTAATAATAAATATCGTTCAAATTATTCACCTATTTTGGTTCAAATTCTGCTAAATCAAACCCATCTAATGAGTCTTCATTTGATTCAAACCTTTGAGGTGGCAAATTGTTTTTTCTCTGTGTGATTAATTGAGATTGCTCTGAGTTCTGCTGACTGATTCTATCTGACTTAGCTTTTTCTCTTGACTTCTCTCTATCTGCTAAACCTTTTTCAGACATATTTGCCAGCTGTTGATTATAATTAAACTCTTGTTGCATTAACTGGCTTTTTAACATTGCTTCATTCTTTTGCTTTTCTATTTCAAATGCAATCTCTGCTTGTTTTAATTGCATCTTACCTTGAAGTTCAGCTTGTTGTTTTTGTAAAGCAAGTTCTGCAGCCATTTGTTGAGACTGTAATTGCTGTTGAGCAATTATGGCTTGTTTTTGATTTGCCATCTCTTGCTCTCTTTCTTCTTTTTGCTTTCTCTTTAATTTTAATAATTGGTTGGCAAGTTTGATATTTTTAATTTCTCTTATATCTATAGCATCTTCTAAATTAATATCTTGTTTAGACAATGCCATTTGTATATTTTGCTCTAACTGAGCTTTCTCTTCTTCATCTGGAGCAACTTCAATGAAAATACCAAAGTCATATATATATAAATCTGATATATCATTTAAAATACTCACATTATATTTTCCAATTTTATTTACAAAATCATCTTTAAAATCTGAATACTCTAATATATCTGCAACTCTATATGTTAATGCTTCTGATAAAGTTCTATAAATATATAAACTACCATCTAAAATGTGACGAGTAGCTGTATTAGAATTTAATGCTGCTAGTTTTTGTAAACCAACTAAAGCATTAGGGTCTGGTGTTGAAGCATCTCTTGCCTCATTCAATCCAGTTACCGTTCTAATCATATTTAAATAATGATTATAATTACCAATTAACATTTGAGCTTTAGATGCTCCTGAGTTTGAAGTTAGTTGTTGTATTGGAACTCTTGCATTATTAAACTCTCCTTCTTGTGTATAAGACCTACCAATAACAGAACCTGTTTGGAAATATAATCTTAATGCATCTTCAGGATTATAAGCGTTACCTGTTCCTAAATCTACTTCATTTAGTCCATCAGCATCAATATAAACACCATCTGGGACAACTCTTGAAATTACTTGTTGTAGTTTCAGGTGAGTCATTTGAATTAAATCTGTAAAAGGAATCATTCTTCTTACTAAAGATTCAATCACTCCCTTATACATTCTTGGTGCTACAGCAACATAGTTTGGTAAAGCGTGCTGACTTGCAGACTTTGGTCTTACCATATTATGAGCTAACTCCCATTTTAATAAAATGTTTGTACCCATAACCATAACGCCATTATACCAAACGTCAATAGTTTTTTCTATCTTTTCAAATCTTCCTTCCTCCATCATTTCTTCTGGTGGGTTAAAAGTATCATCTTTTTCAATAACCTTACTTCCTCCTGTTTCTAATATCTTTTTCTTATAAACCATTTTCTTTGTAGTTTTATAATTAAAATACATTAGCGTACAAGTATCTCTGTAAAATATATCATTCTCATAAAACTGAGCTGTATTATAATAATCATACCAGCTCTGGCTATATTTACTTATTTCTTCTAGTTGTTGTGTAGTTAGTGTTGGGTCTATTTTTACTAATTCAGTTATAGGTAATGTTTTAATCTCTCCCCAATAAAAACAATCTTTAAAGTGAGGGTCTTCTGTATAGCTGTATACTACATTAGCTGGGTCTACATAAGATATTTCAACACCAGCTCCTGGTAAAAATTCATGCTTTGCTACAGAAATACCTAAAACTGTTAAATCATAATCTAACCTTTTTCGCACATCTGCATAATGATTTTCTTCTAATATAGTGTTGATAGCTTCTTCTTCTGCTATCTCTATTGCAGGTTTATAATTTAACTGCATATATAATGAAAGCTCCTCGTCTGTATTTGGTAAATTATCTTCTGGTAAAATAAAAGGATTAATTCCTGTTTCATTTTTAATAATCTGAAGTGTAGGCTTTGCAAGCATCTCACCTTTTACTAGGTCTTGATACTTACTTCTTTTTGATTGAGACAATGCATCTTGTGCATACGCTTTTACTTTAAAGAGCCTGTCTGACATTCCATTAACTACAATGTCTACAAATTTTGGAATTACAGGCACTGGAGTCCAATCTAAATTTAAATAAGATAAATCACCATCAATTGCTAATTCATCTTTGTATTTTTTTATTGACTGTTCACCTCTTGCATATAAGCGTAGTTTGTGAAAATCTCTCCATTGATTATAGTATCTGCATTGATTCCCATCCTTCTTAAACCACTCGTATTGTATAGCTTGTCCAATCTGTAGTCCAAATTCCATAGTTGCTTTTTCAGCATCTGATACAAATTGGCTAGGAAAACCTACAGATGAAATATTTATTTTTACATCTTTCATCTAATAATTTGACTTATATTGCCTGTATTAGTATACCTTGCAAAGTTAATCTTTATTTTTGATTCTTTTTTTTCAGGCTGATACAAATGCTTTTGACAAGCCATTATAGCTAGCCCTGAACTAATTGTTGCATCGTATTTTGTTCTTTTAGTAATATCAAACCTAGCCCAGTCTTCTAATGTTCTTGTAAAAGCCATAGTGCCCATGTCTTGTTCTTCTCTAAAAGTACCATTAAAATCTATTCCAACATATTTTTCAATATAAGATTCTATAGCCGCAGCGTGTGCTTGTTTTATATCTTCACTACTGTTTGGAATGCCTCCTAATTCTTTTTCTGATTTAGATAATTTAGTAAATGTTTTATCTGGTCTGTTCATACTAAAACCTCTGTACCCTCTGTTTTTAAAATGATATAATAATCTTGGTTTGTTATTTTCCACCAATATAGGCATCCCGTAAAATATACAAGCCATCAACACTTCTTCAAAAAATATCTCAGCTGTTTGTGGTCTAGCTACATATTCTAAAAAAAACTCATTGCTTGGAGCTTCTTCCATATTAAATTTGGTTAAACCATGCAATGCACCATTAGAGCCTCTACCTCCAACTGTTCCAGATATATCATAGCTATCACAACCAAAAGCTCCAATATGCTCATTGCCAGGATATTTTATTCCATTTCTGGTTATAACTCTATTTTGTAATCCTTTACTTGGAGTCCAAGAAATTAAAAATCTACCTCTAGCATCTGGAGTCCATATTACTTTAGTATCTTTTACTCCATCTTTCCAATGAAAAGAACCTCTAGTTAAATGATGTTCTTTTATCATTGAATCATTGTAATCTATCTGCTGATATATTTTTGTTAAATTGAACAATGAAGACTTACTCTCATCTCTAAATGCGTGAGATTCACTTCTTGGAAACTGTCTGTAAAATTCATTCAATGCATCTGCATCATTCTTTAATGATTCTACTTCACCCTCCCAATAGTTTACAGCCCCTTGATAAATATCTTCTCCATCAACTCCCTCTAAAGAATGTTCAGGATTTTCAAACACAGGCATACCATGCTTATCAATAAACCCTTCCATATTCCATTCCATAGGAATAAATAAACTATACAAACCACTTTTAGTTTGTCCGTTTGAGTTTCTTAGTAATGGGTTTGAATCATCATATAGCTTTTTAAAATTATCTCCCCCTTTATCTAATGCGTTAGATGTTGAACCCATCATACATTTACCAATAATTTTACTACCTAACCTTAAACAAGTCTTTGTTACTCTCCAGTTATTTAAAATATTATTTGGTTTTATCCATTTACCACTTTCATCGTGAACTAGTAATAATAATTTTTCCCCATCATAAGAGTTGTCATCTGTATTCTTCCAGTCTATTGTAGTATCTAATCCATCCATCTCATCCTCATCCACATCATACATATTCTTTTTTGTAATCTTAGACGCAGGAACTCTATAGGCTAACTCAGTCTTTGGTTTATCCATACCATCCTGAATTGGTTTGAAAAAGAATGGAAGTCTATTTGATATAGGTACTACTTTGTCTGTAAACATTTTCTTTGCATCAGAACCTGTTTTAGAAAGTATACCTACTCTTGAATCTCTCGCTAGTGTAGCTGTATTGACACATTCAGAAGAGCCCATAAAAGAAAAGCCTGAACGTCTTATCTTTAAATATATCATTCCAAAACTTCTCTTGTCTGCCTTACAAGCTTCCCAATAAATAAAAAAAATTCGATTTGCTTCTCTATAATCTGGATACCCTACATCAATACTGGTCCATTGTAAATACATATAATGAGCTCCTGTGATATATGTAGGAATACCATTATTCATAAACCAATGCCCTTGTTCTCTATTATCAAACTCTCCTTCAATATAATCTACCCATTGATTTTTAAATTCACTAGGCATATCATTCCATTGAAATATAGATTGGATTCTTGATAGTTGTTTAGGCAACTCATGTCTTTGCCAATATTGTTCTGATTTTTTATGGTGTCTTTGAAGACACTCTTTAGGCGTTTTTGGAAGCGCAATGTGTAATCCATTGATATTATATATCTCTCCAATCTGTCCAGATTTAGATATAACCACCATGTCATATTTAGGATTATACCCATACAACCAACTCTTGTTTCTGTTTTTATTTGAAACTACAGACTTTGGAACATAGTCTTTAACTATGATATATAAACTATTTTGACCTTCTTTCTGCAAAACCTCTCTTAGTATCTACTTTTACATTTACTGTTTCATTTCCTGATAAAGCTTCTCTTTCTTGCTCAATACGATTTAATATTTCAAACGCATCAAATATGGCAAGCTTTTTGGTAGCCGCAGCATTTTTTAATCTGTCTGCTGCTAGCTCATCTTCAGGGTCAGGTTTTATTATCTCCTCTTTAGCTACCTTTACAAGTTGCTGTACCGCTCTTTCTCCAGCTTTTATGATTTCTAATTTTATTTCTTTATTTGTCATAACACTAAAGCAATTTGATGGTCAAACATTCTGTATAGCTTTTCTCCATCAACTGTAAATTCATATTCACTTTCTGGCTGAAAAGATATTTTATCACCTTCTTTTATTCCCTTTAATTTAAGATATTTATTTGGATATTTCATAATACCTATAAGCGGCTCTTCTGAAAAAGGTTTGAAGATATAAGATTCTTCAGGAGGAACAGGCTTCACAAAACAATACCTATCATGTGCATACCACTCTTCATTTTGTTTATACATAAAAAACTGGTCTTGGTCAATAAAGAATAAATCATCTTTAAAAAAACTCTTACCACTTTTCTCTCTACCCTTCATATCATAATATATTTTAAATACGTTATGATGCACCAGCAAAGTATCACCTTTTTTTATTGGACCTGAATAATCAATTGGAGTTGAAATAACCTCAGCATATCTGTTAGAAAACTTATGGTCTTCTTGAGATGTACTAATAATTAAATCTACTCCTCCAATATTTTTTGTATTATCGTATCGCTTGCCTTTTATGGGTTTTACAATAAACTGAAAAGGAGACCTCATTAAAAGTTTATATTATATTCTATAGATACTGGAATAGCTGCAGTAAATTCTTTCCATAAAATTACTACATCTCCTTCTTGGATATAAATTTTAAAAGATTGTTTTTCTAAATCGTGTTTTATTAAATGAATTGTGTGAGTGTCGTTTAAAACTTTTTGACCTACTATATAATGCATAGCCCCTGACTTATAATCAGGACCTATAGAAATTTTTCTAATGTCCATTTAATTTAATTTTATACTATGTCAGTCTTATTTTTAAAGTACCGCTTGTGTGATATAAACCACCAATTGGTACACCAGCCGCTCCCGCTGCTGTATCATCTGCATAGTTTTTAGCTACTGTTTCATCCAGTACAACCTGACTCGCTGCAGTAGCTGTTTTATTTGTAACGTGAATTGCGTTTACACTTGAAGAAGCATAACCTGCTCCAACCATAAATGCAGTTTCACCTTGACTTTGTACTGTTGCACTAACATCATTGTATGCTCCAGTAATTACACCTCTAACATCTGTACTTGCAGGAATACCCACAAGTTCATAACCAATCATCGCTGTTCTTGAAGTACCTCCAGAAATATCGTTATTTTCACCTATTAAATATAAATATTCAATACTTGAAGAAACTGTACTTCCTGTATTGCTTTTACCAATTGCAACACTATATCCATTTTTTAAACTATTACTTCTACCAATAGCTACAGCATTACCTTCATCTTCAATATTATTTCCTACTCCAATTGCTGTTGAATAACCAGAATTATCTATGGTATTGCTCTCTCCTAATATAGCGCTTCTAGTTCCATTTCGACTTATTGTTGAATTAGAACCATATATTTGTGCGTATGCACTACCTGAGCCAGATATTGTAGAGCTACCGCCTATAACTACAGTGGTACCACTTAACGTTGAAGATGAGTCTCCTACTACTAAAGAGTTCGAACCAGATGCTGTTGAAGCTGAACCGAAAACTACCGAATAACTACCTCCAACTGTATTTCCAGAACCATGAGTAAAAGAAAAGCTTCCACTTACTGTATTTGCACTACCTCCAGCAAAAGAATGATTCGCAGATACTGTTTGGTTATAACCTACTGCCACACCACCTGGCGCATTACTTAAAGTATGTGCTTGACCTATTACTGTACTAAAATTTGATGAATTACTAATTGTATTGTCATATCCAGCAGAAAAAGCATAATTTCCTCCACTTATTGTAATTTCTCTTCCTAAAGCTATAGCACCAAGTCCACTTACACTATTTGAATTACCAATAGCAATTCCTTTTTCTTGTCCATTTACAGTATTTAAATTACCTATAGCAATTTGTTCAAGCCCAATAACACCTCCACTACCTGAAGCATTGTTGTCATAACCAATTGCAATGTTTTTAGTTAAACCAGCAAAATTACTGTATCCAATAGCGATTCCATAAGTTGCATTAAATAAACCATCTCCAGGCACATTGTTATCTTTACCTATAGATATAGAATAGTCTGCTTCAGCAATACTACCTTCTCCAGCAGCAAAAGAGCTTATTCCTCCTGACCATACATTTTTTCCAAAAGCTACTGCATTTTCTCCAGTTGCTCCTTTTTCTGTTCCTACTACTGTACTTACAGAAACATCAAAAGCATTTAAACCTATGTTACCATAGTTTGCAGCATCTCTTCCTGTTTTTACAATACCATCGCCATTGCCTTCGTCTAAAACTTGAAAAGGACTTACAGCTGATGGAACAGATGTTACCCAAGATGCAGTTGTTCCGTCAGAAAGTAATATAGCATTTGCCGCTCCTATTGCCAGCTCAGATTTTTTACCTGATGAATTACCAATCCAAATACTACCATAAGTTAAGTCTTGTACTGAATCATCATCAGTCCAAAGAACCTGACCTGAAGCATTAGAAACTAAAACTTGATTAGCAGCACCAATATTCCCTGCATTATCCTTTACAGGACCACCTAACTGAATACCTCCATAAAACAATGTTTCTGTAGATGTAGTATTCCCAGATAAAGTTACATAAGCTAAAGTTGGAACTGTTACAGTGTTAGTAGCAAATAATTGACCAATAGATTGTAAAGTAATCGTATTGGTATTGTTATTATTACTAACATCAGTCCCTATTATATAATCAGTTAACTGGGGTGTTATATTAGGGTATGCGGTTGTGTTGCTAATTCTTGCCATATTATGTTATTCTTTTGGGCTCTCAGATTCTTCTTTCTCTGAGATAATTCCTGTTTCTAAATTGATTACAGAATTAGCACCATACTTTTCAACAAGCTTTTGCTCTTGTTCCTTAAACATATTTTGAATTACATCTAAGCTTTTAAGAACTCCATGTTTTTGAATTTCTAAATCACCTAACTGTTGTTTAATAATTTGAAAATCTTTGTTTAACTTTTGTAAGATTTCTAATTCTTCTTGTTCTAATTTTTTTTCTGCCATTATTATTTAATTAAAGTTTTTTACAAAATTAAGCATTATTTTTTAATCTTTATTTTCCTTTGATAATTTTACTTGCCTTTTCTGTAGTACGCCCACCAAAATAAGCTAAAACAACACTCATCATCACTTTCTCAAATGTATCATTCCATCTTTCTCCTATATAGAAAGGAATAGACTCAACACTATCCAAAATCCCCGCAAAGCTAAAAACAACAATACACCATACCAATACCAAAGGGCGAACATTTTTAGATAGCCACGAATCTGAGGCAGCATCGGCTTTCCATCTATTAGAGATTTCTTCCATCTCTTTATTCTGTTGTTCATAGATAAGTTGTTGTAGTTTGATTTTTTCTTCATTTGGAATATCTGATTTTGTTATTTCAGCTAAAGCTTCTTTTGGATTTGTAACACCTTGTAACACATTTCCAAGTGCAGGATTAATAACTGTTGCAGCACCAAATAATAGCTTACCAACTGTCGTATCTTTAAATTTTTTCTTACTCATTTCCAATTTTATTTTTTACACCAGGCGGTGGAGTAGGTTTACTTTTTCCTCCTTCTGGTATTTGTTTATTATTATTACTGCTATTATTACTTGACCTTCCTGAAGAACCACTGCTATAGTTATATTCGTTATGATAATTGTAATAATGTCTATTAAATCCATAATCATAACCCCATCCACTATAGCCACTATAATTTATTATTCTGTAATTTATAGGTCTGATTAAATCAATAGGTATTCTTAAAGTATCTCCCTTTTCATCAATAGCTAAAACGTGAGTTATTTGAATTTTAGGTTTTGGTTGTATTGTACAACCCATAATTAATAATAAGAATAATAATTTACGCATTAGTTATATCAATATACTTTGTTTTACCATCGTCTCTAACAGCTTTTAATATTCTGTTTCTATTTTTCTCTTCGTTCACATACGATACATGAACCCAATCAGGATTGTCAGACGTTCCGAACTCCCATATCATTTGGTCGAAATCTAAATTATCTTTAATCCAATCAAACATTTCTTTATTTGTTTTGTGACCATATACATCATCCAGGTCAACCGCTCTGCCCTGACAATGCTGTGACCGACTCGACCCCCCGATGGCTTGATTGAGAGCAATACTTCTATACATGCTATTTATTTTAATAGGTCCTCCAACCCACTCTCTTAATGGCTCAAACACTTTCTCTGCTAATATTTTCATATTGTTTAGTGAATCACCATCAGGAGTATTATCAATTCCTAATCTTAAAGCTGTGATTGATTTTACAGCTTCCTTTTCTGAAATATGTTTACTAATCATAATTTATTAGTTTGAGGTTGCTCTTCTTGTAGCTTGCATTTTATATCTATTGATATATTCCTGAATAACACTAGGCTCTACTTGTAGCTTAAATGATAAATCAGCTGCCCATTGACCTCTAGGTTTTTGTGTCTTACTATCGTATAAAATAATTGTGGGTACTGATTTAATTTGATTTTTAATATTTGCTGGTTGGTCCTCTAATTTAACTTTTAATATTTCAACACCTCTTAATTGTGATAAATATGCATAATCATTATCAGAGTTCCATTTTGAATTAATATGTAACAATGTCATATCTTGAGCATTAGTTAAGTAACTAACAAACAAAATAAATATTACATACATTAAATGTCTCATCTTTTATAAACTTTATCTTCTAATTCTTTTATTGATTGTTTATTGTCTAAAATATCTTCTTTTAAAACTTCAGTTGATTTTTCTATTTGAATAACATTACTTCTTATGAGTTCATCTTTTAGTTTAAACTCCATTTTTTGAACAAACTCATCACCGCTAAAATTATCAATCTGATTTCTTATATCTTGTATATCACCTTGCAATGTAAACCACATGCTAGCCAGTGATATTGTACCAGCAATAATAATCCCAATTGTTTTTAAATCGAGCTGTACGTTTGTATCCTCACCTATTTTTGTTGCCATTGAGTTCTTGTGTTTTTTTAATTGTATAAACTATTGTTGCCACTAATAAAATTATTCTTAATATATCAACCACATAATCTGCAAAAGAAAAAGCCAGTGCAGATGTGTTTAATATGTATAGTTTTAAATCTTGCATTATCTTCCTTGACCTATATAAATTTTTTTATAATTCTTACTGCCCTTACATTTGCTAGTCTTGGTTTTGGCATGAACTCCAGGTCTACGCTTTTTATTCTCACGTCTATATGTAAAAATAATCCCTTTAGCCATTTGGAGTGACGTATTCGTAAACTACCTCAATATTTTCTAGTGATGTAGTTTCATTTTCTTTGTCAAACATATAATGCAAAGATAATATATTTTAACTATCGTATGTTTGAAGACTTGCGAGCTGCTCTTCAGTGCATCCATTCGAAAACCATTCTTTAGATAACATAAGTTGAATGTGTTCTTGATTTCTGTTAAAAGAATCTTGTTGCTCTTCATTCATTGATTCTAAAGCACTAAGTTCTTCACAAATATCCCAACTATGAAAACAGTTAGTAATGTGTCTTTGAATTTCTTCTTCAGTATAACTTTCTTCTATAATACTCATAATTATTTATTTATTTATTTGAGACTTTAAATTTACGATTTCTTTTTGTAATTCTTTTATTGAGTTAACCAATATAGGAATTAAATAATCATTAGTCATTTTTAATTTATCCTCATTATTATTATCTACTATAACTGGATTTTCTCCTTCTAATTCTAAAACATCTTGTGCTAAAAATCCATATCTTTCAATCCCATCAGCTTCTTCTGATTGTCTTTCTTTTTTAAACTCGTAAGAAACAGGTTTAAGTTTTTCAATAAATTCTAAACCTTTGTCAAGTTCTTTTATTTTAGTTTTATCTCTTGCATCAGAAACAGTAGTCCATCCTATTTGAATGTAAGCTGCAGTATGGGATGTATTACCCATTTGTATTTCATTCGAGCCTGTTGTTACAATACCTAATGAATTTGTTGTTGAAGCATTTCTACCTGCATTTGCACCAATTAAAATATTGTTACTTCCACTCGTTAATTCATAAGCCGCAGAAATACCTAAACCTATATTACTATTTCCAGTAGTAGCTGAAGTTGGAGCTCCCTGTCCCATCGCACTCGCACCAATAGCTATATTGTTAAAACCTGTTGAAATATTACCTCCTGAATTTATTCCCATCGCAACATTGTTCCAACCTGTTGTTATATGATATAAGTTAGCGTGTCCCACACCAGAATTATTAAATCCAGTGCTTAAAGTAAGAGCTGCTTGATAACCAGATATTACATTTGAACTACCTGTAGTCGCAGATGCGCAGGCTTGATAACCACTTATAACATTATTTGTAGCAGTGGTCATATTTAGCCCTGCATTAGAACCTATTAATGTGTTACGACCTCCACTTGTTAAATCTTGACCTGCTGTAAAGCCCATCACAGTATTATCACTTGAGGTCATAACGTGATTGTCACAGGCTTGTGAACCCATAACTGTATTTCTATTACCTACAGTAGAAAATCTACCTGTTATTGCGCCAACATAGGTGTTGTTTTCTCCTGTGGTATCTCTACCTGCTAAACCACCAACAAAAGTGTTGTAAAGGCTAGTTGCATTGGTTTGACCTGCTTGATGACCTATACAAACATTATAATTAGCGGTTGTTATAGTACCCCCTGCATTGTATCCCAATAAACTATTATTACTCCCTGTTGTAATATTTTGTCCTGCATCTCTACCAACTGCTGTATTGTAATCACCACCTCTTATATCTCGTAAAGCTAAAGTCCCAACCGCTGTATTATTAATTCCTCCTTGTATTTCGTATCCTGCTGCATATCCTAAAAACGTATTAGCAGAACCATTATCGCCAGTCGTACCTCTACCTGCAGCATAACCTACAAATGTATTGTCTCCTACGGTAGAAGATAAACCTGCCTGGTAACCTACAGCTACACTATTTGTTCCTGTAGCATTATTTTGTAAAGCTGAATTACCAATAGCTACATTGTTACTTGCTGTAGTAACATAATATAAAGCATCTCTACCAATAGCCGTGTTAGCTGACGCTGTAGTAGCAGTATACATACTATTTCTACCTACGGCTACATTAGAGCCTCCAGTAGTCAAATGTCTCATTGATTCAAAACCTACAGTTGTATTTTCACTTGCTGTTGATATATTTCTTAAAGTTCTAAAACCGACTGCTGTATTTCGATGAGCTGACTGTCCGTTTGTACCAAAACCTGACTGCCATCCAACAAGTGTATTGTTGTCTCCATTACCATAAGTCATTGCGCTTGTACCAACTACAGTATTATAATTACCAGATGTAACTTGCTGACCTGCATCGTATCCTATATAACAAGGTTCTGCTCCTGAAGTATGGAATCTTCCTGCTGTTCTACCTATAATAGTAGCATAACTCATCGAAGTTGCTGCTTCTCCTGCAAATCTTCCAATAATAACATTATAACTACCTGTTGTTAAACTGTTAGCTGTATTTTCTCCAACAATTACGTTATCTACTCCTGAAGTAACGGCTACACCTGCTGCATATCCAACGGCTGTGTTTCTTGAACCATTACAATTTTCTAAAGCATCGTTACCAACAGCTGTATTATAACTACCTACACCTAATTGCATAGCTGCCCTACCAAGTGCTGTATTACCTACTGAAGTTGTAGCTGAACCTAAGGACACTTCCCCTATAGCTGTATTTGACTGACCTGTAGTTAAAGCATCTCCAGAACCTCTACCAACTACTGTATTATTATAACCTGTTGTAATATTGAAACCTGCTTGATGCCCAACGGCTGTGTTATTGTTACCACTTGATAAACTATACATAGCTCCTCTACCTACAGCTACAGAATTTGTAGCAGCACCACCATTTACTCTACCTCCTGACTGTGAACCAACAAAAACATTTTCTCCTCCTGTGTTTAATCTACCTGCATAAAATCCTATATGTACATTTTCATTATTACTTGCCGTAAATCCTGCATCGTAACCTACATAAGTATTATAAATACCTCCTGTATTGTTATATCCTGCTTGTGCACCTATTGCAACATTATTGCTACCTGTTTGATTTTCATATAAAGAACGATAACCAACTGATGTATTAGAAGCTCCTGATGTTGTATCATATTGCGAACCGTTACCTACTGCTGTATTAAAACTTGCCGTTGTATTACTTTCAAGTGCTGCTCCACCGACTGCTGTGTTATAACCTCCTGTTGTATTAGAGTATAATGTTAATCTACCAGAAGCGTGATTTTCTGAGCCTGTAGTATTAAATCGCAAGGCCAGATAACCAAAGGCACTATTGTAATTACCTGAAGTATTTGCGTGTAATCCTAAATAACCTACAGCAGTATTTTGTATGCTTGTAGTTGTTGAACCTAAAGCTGCATAACCAATCGCTACTAAGTCATTTGAAGTCGTAACATATTCTCCTGCAGCCATACCAATCATTACAGAGTAACTCCCTGTAGTCATACGATTACCTGCTTGTGCACCTATTGCAACATTATTGCTACCTGTTGTAACGGCTTCTCCTGAAGCTTTTCCTAAAAATGTATTTTGAGTACCAGATGTAATTGCTTGTCCTGATGTTCTACCAATTAAAGTGTTAGAATTCCCTCCAACTATTGCTTTTCCTGCTTGTCCTCCAATCGCTGTATTATCATACCCTGTCGTAATTGCTTGACCTGTATCTCTACCATATAAAGTATTATGCGAACCACCAGTTATATTATCTCCTGAATTATAACCTATTGAAGTGTTAAATTGCCCTGTTGTTGAAACATTACCTGCTGAGAATCCATAAAAAGTATTACCATTATTTAAACTTTCAGTATTATAAATTCTGCCACCAGAATCAATACGCATTCTTTCTGCTGCAGCATCCTCGTCATAAAATCTTAATGAACCATCTGTTAAACTTGAAATTAACCAATCTCGACCTGCAATAGATGATAATTCTATATTCGCATCACCAGTAGTCGCTTTAAATCTTGCCCTGCTGCTTGTAACATTTACATCTAATTTAAAACTTGGAGTATCTCCAATACCTACATTACCTCCAGATGTAATTGTCATCCTTGCAGAAGCATCTGGGTCTGCTACTATACTTGAAGTATTAGTTGCAAAAAATAAATTACCATTATAATAACTAAATATACCTGCTCTTGTATCGGTTGTAGATGTAATAGCATCTCCTCTTGTTGAAAATCCAATTCCCCAAGCGCCTGAGCTATTTAAATTAGCATTATTAGGTCTATGTATTCTTAAAGGTACGTTTTCGTTACTGTATATGTCTAATTTATGATTAGGCGATATAGTTCCTATTCCTACTCGTCCTGAACTGTCTATAGTTAAATTAGTTGACGATAAAGTATTTGAAGTACCTAAAGACATTTTGGAATTTTCTGCTATTACATATACAGCAGTATCATTGTCATCAATTTGTATTCTACCTCTATTATCTGTGCTTTCAAATCTTGCTATAGTATCACTATTACCTGCATTTACGTCAAGTGAGACAGCAGGCGAAGAAGTTCCGATTCCTACTCGACCTGAACTGTCAATACGCATTCTTTCATTATTGACATTTGTGGCAAATCTCATTGCATTGTCTGCGTGTAAATACTGAATAAAACCTGCTTGAACACTTTCAGGGTCTTGAAAAGCTATTGTAGCAGCAGCAGTATTTGGCGACTGTAAAGTTAATCCTACATTTCCGCTATTTTCTATTATTAATTCATCTGCATTAGTCCAAGCAGAACCTGCACCACTTGAACCATTTTCAATATGTAATTTTGCACTAGGCGAAGAAGTTCCTATACCTACTCGACCAGAACTATCTATAGTCATTTTAGTACTATTGTCAATACTAAATATCATTGATGTTCCTGCAACTGCATTTGACCTATCAGCAAAAAATCCCATTGCAGTATTTGATGTTAATATTTCACTTATATTTCCACTACTACTATCTTCTATGTTTATTTGATAACCCTCAGATGTTACTTTTATACCTGAACTTGTTGTTTCAAACTTTTTAGAGTTGTCGTAATATAAGTTTACTGCACCATCACTTATGGCATCTATCATTGACTCGTTAGAGTTATTTCTAATTTTTAAGAAACTTGATTTTATAAATAAACTACCTGTGCCATCTTCATCAATATAACTATTGCTACCATCGTGATATATTTGTAGGTCTCTACCTGTTCCAAAATCAGCAGTTATATTGTCATTATGCCTTGTTTTTCTTAAAAACAAAAATTCTTCACTACTACCATCAATTCTCACATAATTTACAACTCCTCCGCTACCATCGTCTGTTCTAAATATAATGTCTTTGTCGTCTGAATAATTTGTAAAATATAAGCTACCTGTATTGTTATCAACAAAAGCATTAGTGCCATTGTGATATATTTTTAAATCTGAATTTGTGCCAAATATTGCTCGACTATCATCTACAAAAGTAATATCATCTCCTGTGCTTACTTCTATATCCGTTCCTCCTGTAGTGTTTCCATTTGCTAATACTTCTGATAAAGTATCATTTGCGCCTATCTGTGAATCTACATAATCTTTAACGGCAGCACTTGTAGGTATGCTTGTATCATTATCATTTGCAGGAATACCATCTGCTTCATCAACAAACTTTGTAATAGTAATTAAATTTGTACTATCTGTTAATGATGTACTCCATGCCAAATCACCTGTAACGTCAGCATCTCCTGTGACATCTAAGTCTCCAGAATTTCCAATCGTTACTGTAGTTCCGTCATCCTCAACCAGTCCTGTAGATAAAGTCGTAGGACCAGTCCATTTTGCTAATTTATTTGTTGCACCTGTTCCTGTAATTGCTGACGTATTATCTATTTTTTGCCATGTATCTGTTCCTCCAGCTTCTACAAATATTGCCCAATCACCCACTTGCCAATCTGTAATCCCATCTAAGTTCGTACTACCTGCAACACTAACAATATAAAAATGTCCTGTTGTTCCAGAACCACTTGTTAATGTTGGGGTGTTTGTACTTGCATTCCAAGTTCCATTATAAACCAAACCTTGTGGTAATTGTGTTATCTGAGCTTGTAAATATCCAAACGCTTCAAGTATTGTATCTGTAGCTGCAATATTTTGAGCTGTTCCTAAGTTAACACCTGTTATTAGTTTTCCTGTTACTGTAGTGTCTGCTATGGTTGTAGAGATAGCCACATTGCCTCCTGATGTGTAGGTATATGGTCCTCCAGTAGAAGTAGTATCACCAGTCAAGGTAATATTACCTGATGCAGCTAAAGCTGTAGCTGTGTCTGCATTTCCTTGTAACGCTCCAACAAAAGTTGTAGAGGTCACCGAAGTTAGTCCTGTTATTGTAGTGTCTAAGTTTACTGTAATTGTTTCATCAAAACTTTGATTTAATGTAAAATCTCCTCCTCCATTTAAATTACTTCCAGCTGAAATAGTAATTGTATTGTTATTTACAGCTGGATATGTTGGCGTAGGTACTGTTACTGTTTTAAGATTGATTGCAGTTATATGTCCTTCTGTTGAAGAAGTCACACTATCTACTGCCGTAAACGTTCCGCCAAACGCAGGTGAATCAGTAGACGTTGTATCAGTTCTCGATACTGAATCGTGATTAAATGTTATTGTTTCATTTAATGCTTGATTTAATGTAAAGTCTCCACCGCCATTTAATAATGTTCCCGCATCTAATGTTATCGTTGCATCACTTGGTGTGGGAAGCGTAACTGTTTTTACATTAATAGCTGTAATGTGTCCTTGAGATGATGAAGATACTGAGTCTACTGAAGTAAATGTACCTCCAAATGCAGGAGATGATGATGAAGTTGTGTCTGCTCTTGATACGTTATCATGAACAATGTCTAAATTTTGATTAAGTGCTGTTGTTGTAATAACTGCTCCACCAGTAATGCTTAAAGCTTGACTGTCTAAATCAACTTGTCCAGTACCGCTATCTCCTGTAAAGTCTAAGTCCTGAGCAGTAACTTGGCTATCTACATAAGCTGTTGTTGCTACTTTAGTAGAATTGTCTCCTGCAAGCTGAGTAACTGCTGTAGTAGCCGAACTAATTGTACCGTCTAGCTGTCCATCAAAAGTAGTCCCAAAATAAGTTCCAGTAATAACAACTGAACTTGGTAGTCCAATTGTAATTGTTTGTCCACTTGCTACAGTAGTTGTTTGATTTGCAGTTCCCGCTATAGTTAAAGCTTGTGAATCTAAATCAACAGAACCTGTACCTGTGTCACCTTGTATATCTAAATCTTGAGAAGTAACTTGACTATCTACATAATCTTTTACTGCTGCTGATGTTGGAATAGAAGTATCATTGTCATTCGCTGGTATTCCATCTGCCTCATCTACAAACTTAGAAATATTAATAGACTCTCCAGTGTCTTGTAACGTTCCAAAAGCAACTGTTCCAGAAACTTCTGCATTACCAGTGATACTAACACCTGTATTAATTGTGTTTAATTTAATGGCACCATAATAATTTAATTGAACCTGTCCTAAGCTTCCGTCTGCAACAATGTAAGGAGTAGTTGCCCCACCACTTCCATTGTCTGCTGAAATAATTACATCCTTGTCTGCAATTAAACTAATAATTTTTAAATCTCCTGTATTGTTTGTAATATATCCATCTGTGCCATGATGGTAAAGTAAAAGCTCATTAGAAGCTCCTATCTTTAAATATTTATTTGTTCCAGAAACAGCAACGTCTCCGTTAAAAGTATTTGTAACTGTATTAGAATTTTGAGTAATACTTCCTGTAACAGTTAAGTTGTTTCCAATTGTTACATCATCAGGTAATCCAATCGTTAATGTTTGTGCACTTGCTGAAGTTTCAATCTCGCTTGCAGTTCCAACAATACTAAAAGACTGTATAGCTAAATTTACACTCCCAGTTCCAGAATCTCCAATAAAATCTAAAGAAGAAAACGCTCCCAAAAAATTTGTAGGAGTTATTTTTACATTCTCAAGACCATTGTATCCAACTATAAATTGAACATCTGCACTGGTTGTCTTTGTATTAAATTGTGAAAACTTTATTGCCATATTACATTAATGATTCTGTTATTAATTCATCATTTAACTCGCTAGCCATTTCCTCATTTAATTCAGAATTTATAGCTTGAGACCTTATGTTTCCGTGGTCAAAAAGGTCTTGTCCTATAAAAATCCCATTAAATATTGCTATTGGCATAACATTTATTTTACCACATGGCAATCAAACCTAAAGAAGTAGTTCCTGTGTCATATACTTCTCTTATATGAACTGGAACAAACTGTCCGTTGTTTAAATTCTGAAATGTCACATCATCTCCACCAACTGTTACTACTCTTACATTACCTCCTACACCTACATACAAAACACATCCTCCTTCATAATCACCTTCATAAATCACATAATTTTTTGGAGAAACTGAAAATATATTATCAGAAATACTAAGTTGAGTTGCACTATCAATAGCTACAATTTCTGCAGCAGTACCATCTGTAGTATTATAAATAATATCTCCTTGACTATATGTGCCATTTGTAAAATTTGCATTAGAGTCTATAAGTTTATCAGCAGCTCCATTTGTTGTTTGACCACTTGATATTCTTTTTGCAGGGTTTGGAACTTTAACTCCATCCGCTGGATTAACATCTATTGCTCTGGCTACTTGTAATTTTTCAGATGCCATAATTAATTTTTATCTTTTTTATTAAAAGGAAACAACCTGTTAAGGGTGTCACGTCTTTCACTACAGCCACAGTCTCTTCCATTTGCAACTTTCTCTACAACTTTTTTGATTCCAGTCTTTTTTGTGAACTTTTCTATAGTATCACCGAGTCCTCTTGATTTCATTTTGATTTACATTTACATAATTTGTTTGGACAATTATCTACGTTAATAGTTAGCTTTACAAGTAAAGCATTCCACCAACATTGTAATTTACATTTTGCCTTTTTTATAAGGGAATTTATTTTATTTGCCATAGAGCAAAGATACTAATATTTTCCTTGTCTACTTTTTGGCGAAGATTGAGTTGAGCCTCCTTTACCAGCCCATAATTTTTTGCAAGCCCAGTACCTTGCAGTCATTTTAGATTTTGCAGTATTACATTTGTGTCTGGCTCTAAAAGATTTTCTAGCTGCGGCAGAATAATTATGACCATAACCTTTTGCTCCAAAGTGAATCAGTTTTTCTTTTCCACCTTCGCAAGCTTTAACCATTTTCTTTTTTCCAGCTCTGTCGCTTTTCATTACGACATTACATTTCATTTTACTTTTGTCTGCCATAATTAATTACTTTCTAAAGCCTCCACTCTAGCTTTTAATTCTTGAACTGCTTTGATTAACATAGGCACAAAAACAGAATACTTTACTGCTTTTGTCTGTTCTTCTCCTGACTCATAAACCATTCCAGGAAATATTTCCTCTAACTCTTGTGCAATAACTCCTAATTGTTTTTGGTCATCCCCTATGTAATTAAAATTAACAACTCTCACTTGAGATAAATCATCAAGCTTTGCACTAGCATCTGCAATGTTTTCTTTTAAATTAACATCAGATAGCTGTCCATAAGCATTGTTAAAGTTTTCAATATTTCCGTTTGAATATATTTTTATTCTTTCAGTTGTACCCCCTTCTCCTAAAAAGAATCTTGAAGTAGTGTTATTGTGGTCTGTTTGATTTACAACATTAAGCCCATAAACATTTCCAGTAGCACTTGAGTAAACCATCATTGTTGGGTCCCCATCTGTGTTATTTTCAAAAGAATGAAATGTATAACTTCCCCAAGTTAATGAACCATCAGCCGATGCTTTTGAATATCCTGTAGTTTTAGTTCCTTGAGTTGTTGTTTCAAACTTTTTAGAGTTATTATAGTATAAATTTACTGCACCATTAGCAATACCATCCATATACCATTCTCCACTCGTACTTCTTAAATTTAAACTATTACTCGCTTGTATAAATAAATTTCCTGTTCCCTCATCACTTATATAGCTATTACTACCATTGTGATATATTTGCAAATCACTTCCAGCACCAAATTTAGCTATACTACCATCTGCAAAATTTATATTATCTCCACTACTTACACTAATATCCGTACCTCCAGTTGTATTACCATTAGCTAACACTTCTGAAAGCTCGTTGTTATTTCCTATTGCTGAATCTACATACTCAGTAGTTGCTACTTTTGTTGAATTATCTCCTTGTGTTTGTGTGTTCGCAAATACATTTGCTGAAAAAGTAGTATCTGTTGTAATATCATTTGGAACATCATTCGTTCTTAAAATACTTGAAACAATAATAGAACCTGCATTTCCACCTGAAACTTTCCCAACCTTTCCAACATTCTGAACTAAATTTGTTCCACCAGGTCTTGATAAAGTTAATCCTCCACCAGCTTTTACATAAATTGTATCGTTAATTGTAGGAGTTGTTCCATCAATAGGGTCTGTTTCAATGTTAGTTAAAAGCCCCCCTGTTATAACAAATCCTTGTTCATTATTCTCTAAATCTGTTTTTAATAATCCTGTTGCTGGCATACGAACTGGATTAGAAGCATCTGCTACTGCTACTTGAACTTTTGTTGAAGCTCCTACTGTTCCTACAATACAAACAGGTGTTCCTTTTGGAATTAAAGCTCCTGAAACATTTTTACATTCAATTTCTACAATAGTAGCTGAATTATTAAAGTTCGCTATATCTTCAATTGTATATGCATCTCTTAATGCATCTAACATTGCAGACCCATAGTCTTTTGTATTTACTTCTGGAGCGACTCCATGAAATTTAGTTCCTGCTGGTATTGCCATAATATTATCTTTTTACTCTTGCTGCCCTAGTGTTAGAAACAAATTGTTTTCTTTTACCTTGACGTTTTTTCTTTCTAGCCGTTGCTGCTCTCTCTGCTTTACTCAAGCTTTTTGCTTTACGCAAAGGTAAGCATCTATCTGGATTTTTTTTATTCTTGCTTGTTCCACAAGCTCCAAGTATTGAACCATCTGTTCCAATACGTACCCATTTTTCTTCTCTCCATTTTTTTAAAGCGCCCATTATTTTTTCTTTTTCTTATATGAGCTTTTGCTTTTTGACTTAGTTTTTGGCTTCATATATTTTATTTTTCCTTTGAGTGGCATAACTTATAATTTTAATTGTTCTACTTTTTTTTCATTGACCTTAGTTTTTTAAAATCCAAAGAGTTGATTACATCATAAGGAGGTGCAACCTTTGCAATTTTTTTCTGAGCCGCAGTCAGTTTACTTTTTACTTTTTTTGGCATAATTAGGGTCTTTACAATATTTACTTGCCGCCATATTTGCATAAGCACTAGGGTATCTATCAAAAGTTCTTTTTGCCCATGCTATACCTGCAGCACATATCTTATTTTTCTTTTTAGTTCTTCCTGCCATAAATTATCTTCTTCCAATATATCCAGGTGGCAAACTTGGTCCTGAACCTAATCCTTTTAATCCTTTGATTAATGTGTTAGACTTTGTACTTCTTGGATTTCTTTTAGGTGTTACTCTTGTTGTTCCTGCATCTATATTATTAGCTTGTTTATTGTTTACAGCTAATTCATCATATCTCTCAAGAAATAATTTAGGTTTCTTTTCGTCTGCCATTTTATTTAACTTTGTTACAAAATTACAAAATTTAATTTATGCATAATGACTACTTAAAATATTGGCGAGTTATCCGTCAATATATCAAAATCAAATACAATCTCACTCAATCAGATTTAGACATTCTTTTATTTTTAAAATCTGAATCTTATTTTTCTAAAGACAAGTTTTTAGAGTTTGATGAAATACTCAGTTGGGACAAACAACGTTTTGAAAAACTAAGACAACAAGGATGGATTGAAGTGTTTAGAAAAAGAGTTGGTAAACACAAAGCTTTGTATCAACTATCTTTTAAATCAAAAAGAGTATTAAACTCTATTTATAAAAAATTAAATGGGGAAGAAATACCGACCAGCCCCTCACAAAATAAAATGTTTGCAAAGAATGTATCGTACTCAGATAAAGTTTATAGGAATATGATTATAGAAATGAATCGTTCTATAAAACAACAACGACATCTCTCTCATGAGTAATCGTTACTTTCTCTCCACTGATAATCATTGTATAAGACTGACGCTTGTCAAAATAAATCGTATCACCTTTTTTAATTACAGTGACATCACTGCCTGGTTCTAATACTTCAGCCTTTTGATAACGCAATCCTTTTGTGTCTTCATGAGATAGTAATAGTCCTGAGTCTGTCTCTATCTCTTCTTGAATATTTTTTACAACTATATTTTTACCTATCGCTTTCATAAGAACGTGCCATTGTGATTATTGCATTAGTAGAAAGAATGGTTACAGCTACACTCACTGCGTTCTGTAATGCACTCTTTGTTACTTTCATTGGGTCTATAACGCCCATCTTGATAAGATTGCCATACTTTTCATTCTTTAAATCATAACCCTTTTGCCAACCTTTCACATCTTTATAGACTTCTTTAACGTCTAGTCCTGCATTTGCGAGTATCTGAGTTAAAGGTGCCTTTAAAGATTGTGATAAAATTGCGTAAGCAATTTTTAAATTTTTATTTTTACCCTTCTTCTTCTCAAATTCCTGCGCCATTCTATACAAAGCAAGCCCACTTCCAGGTAATATCCCTTCTTCAAGTGCAGATTTTACAGCACATACTGCATCATCTACTCTATCATACAACTCTTTCTGCTCTAAATCTGTATTACCACCTACATATATCACACCGATTCCACCCGTCAAAGATGCAATCCTAGACTCAATAAACTCTTTGTCTGCTTTTTAGTAGCGTTCTCATGAGCAACCCATAGCTCTTTGACTCTTTCTTCTATCTCTGTTTGGTTAGTTGTTGTTTCATCTTTAAGGATGACCGTTGAATCTCGACCAACTATCACCTTAGCCGCATGACCCAAATCAGTAAAATTAATTATACTCAAGTCATCCCCTGTCTTCTCGCTAAAGTATGTAGCCCCCACAGATAAAGCAATGTCTTGCATCAGCTCGTGTTGCTTATATCCAAATGATGGAGGAGTGATAGCACATATCTTCAAGTTTCTTTTCATTACGTTTGCTGCCAATGTGTTGGTCACATTGTTTGCACAAGGCGCAATAATCAAAAGCTTCTTGCCTTCAGCTATGATGGGTTTTAAAATATTCTCTATTTGTAATATATTATTTATCTCTGCATCCGACACAAGAATATGAACATCCTCTAAAATACACTCATCTTTCTTTTGGTCGTTGATAAATAGTGGTGACAAATAGCCCCTATCCACTTTTATTCCGTTAGTTGTTTCAAAATACGTTTCACTAGTCTGGGACTTTTCTACTGTAACAATCCCATCCTCGCCTACACTTTCGTAGACATCTGCAATTATTTTCCCAATCTTATT